CCCATTTAAGATTGAATCTGAGGGACATTTACTATACGGTAGCTACGATATATATCCGACATTGGCAGCTGTTACAGGCGTGGGCGTAATGCCCAACAACGTTTGGCCTGCAGGAACCTCAGATGGAGCACAAACACTAGCTGATGTTGCATTTTTATTGACTTCATCAATTGCACGTGGTACATCACCAGGTTCTGCAGGAAGTGTCCCTATCTATGAAAACTTTGAAGATAGATTTACTACACCCGTATCACCTTCTGTTATTACACAAAACTATGGAGGTACACCGTACGATCTATTTCAAGTTGAAGCACTATCAGATGGTTCGTATGCAAATACAAAGTATAAGATATCAATTGAGAATATAAAGAAGTCAACATCTACAACTTATAAGTATGGGTTATTTGATCTTGTAGTTAGAGACTTTTATGACACAGACGAAGAAAAAATTGTACTAGAGTCATTCCGCGGTCTTTCGCTTGACACTAGTTCAGAACAGTATGTTAGTAGAATGATTGGTGATCAAAATACTTATTTTGATTTTGATGATGAAGCATCTTCACAAAAAATAATTGTTGATGGTGACTATCCAGTAAGGTCTAATTACGTGAGAATTAAACCTTCAAACAATTTAAAAAATGGAAATATCCCGTCTGATGCGCTCCCGATGGGTTTCAGGGGACCATCACACTTAGTAACGTCTGGCACTATGCTTTGTAATGAAGTAGACACGTCTTACGGAACTAATAGCCTTTTGCGACATGTAAGAGAACTACCTATTTCTTATCGTGAGTCAGTTGCTTTGTCCACAGGCATCAATAAAAGAGCTGATTCACGTCTTTACTGGGGTGCTCAAACTAATAGAAAGACAGTTGTTAATGAGCCTAACAAGCAAAGCTTGTTTGATCCTACGTTTGAGTCATATGCAAAATATTTTCCAAATCACATTATAGGAACAACAAATTTTTCTGTAGGTGAAAACCCAGGGGTTGCTAATGTCAACGGATCTGTTTTAGACTGCGATTTATTCAACAACAATATCTTTTCTTTGGAAAGAATTAAAATTAGAACAGGAAGTACAGCAAATGGCGGTTATGCAGATTCTGAATTCTGGTTAAGCGCATCTTACGTGCGTAATGGTGTAATCCCTGCAGATGTCGATTTAAAGACACGGGCATTTAAAGTGTCTGACTTAGAAAGAGTAGCAAACACACGCTATGCAAAATTTTCTTTCTTCCTTCAGGGCGGTTTTGATGGATTAAATATTTTTAATGAACAAAAATTAGATATGACGAATACATCAGTCGTGAGAGAAATAGCAGACGAGACAGGACAATACGGAACTGCAGGTTCATCAACTGCCGCGCATAGAAAGGCAGTAGATGTTATGGGTTCCAAGTCTGATGTAGATATTCAGTTGTTGGCTATACCCGGTATTAGAAAGAGCACAGTTACAGATTATGCAATAACTGCGGTTGAAAATAGATTTGATGCTATGTATATTATGGACTTAGAAGAAAGAGACACGCTTAATACGGTTGTGACGTCATCAGTGCAAAATATTAGCGTGATAAATACAGTAAATGCATTTACTAATAGGGGCTTAGACTCTTCTTTTGCAGCAGTTTACTTTCCTGACATGGTGGTAGAAGATCCTACTACCCTGGGCAATGTTCAAGTTCCGCCTTCTGTAAGCGTTTTAGGCGCATTCAGCCTGAATGATGCTTTAGCACATCCATGGTTCGCACCTGCAGGGTTTACGCGTGGAGCATTAGAATCAGTTGAATTAGCTGCAGTAAGATTAAATAGAACGAATCTTGATGATCTATACAGCGCAGATATTAATCCGCTAACAGCATTTCCCGGAACAGGGGTAGTTGTATGGGGTCAGAAAACATTAATGGCAGATCCTTCAGCGTTAGATAGAGTTAACGTAAGAAGGTTACTTATAGATGTTAGGCGATCTGTTAGAAATGTTGCAAATTCACTTTTGTTTGAACCTAATCGTCAAGAGACATTAGAGAAATTTAGTGCATTAGTCAATCCCATACTTCAAAGCATACAAGAACAAAGTGGCGTTGATCGCTACAAGGTTGTTATAGATACAACTACTACAACGCAAGCAGATGTTGAAAATAATACAATTAGAGGAAAAATCTTCTTACAACCAACCAGAACTGCAGAGTTCATAGCATTGGACTTCGTTGTTACAAATGCAGGCGCAGTAATTTAAAAATCTCTTTTAAGAGATACTTAATAGAGAAAACAATTTTAGGAGCTAAAAATGGCAGAAACACTATCAGTTACCGACTTACTTCCCAATAAGTTCGAACCCAAAAGAAGTTATAGGTGGGTTTTAGCAATTGAAGGAATCGACTCATTCCTTTGTATGTCGACAAAACGACCTGACTTTACACTGTCTGAAAAGAAGATTGATTTTATTAACTCGTATAGGCGAGTATCAGGAAAATTAGATATGGGTGACATATCAGTTTCGCTTCATGATCCAATAGCTCCTTCTGGTGCACAGCAAGTAATGGAATGGATTAGAACACATTATGAGTCTGTATCGGGAAGAGCAGGCTATGCTGACTTCTATAAGCGTGACATTCAACTTAAGCTTTTAGATCCCGTAGGAACGGTTGTAGAACTTTGGGACATTAAAGGTGCATTTATTAAAAGTGCAACGATGGGCGGATTAGATTATAGCGGTGATGAATTAATGAAGATTGATTTATCATTAGGCTTTGACAACTGCGTCCTTCAGTTTTAAACTCCACTACTTTATCTATCTAAAGCCGGCTCTGCCGGCTTTTTATTTTACTCTCTATGCTTTTTGTTTACTATTAAGTTAGAAAAGGGAGTTACTATATGGCCGCACCACCTACTAGAAATGTGCTTAAAGAGGATTTTAATTGGGAGGTACCTGTTGAGACAGTACCTCTTCCCTCGCAAGGGAAAGTCTATGACCCTGACAGCATGTTGTACAATAGAGAAACTGTTGACATTAAAGCAATGACTGCAAAAGAAGAAGATATATTAACGTCTGCTGCTCTTTTAAAAAGAGGTGAGACAGTTAGCGCTTTAGTTAGATCTTGCATAACTGACGGAGGTATTAATGTAGATGAAATGATACTTGGCGATAGAAATGCGCTAATGATATCTATTAGGGTTACTGGGTATGGGCAAGACTACCGTGTAAGTGTTGATTGTCCCAAATGCAGCTATTCAAACGACAAGACGATAGATCTTGGTAATCTGCCCATTAAATTTCTAGAGATTAATCCGGTTAAGAAAGGTCTAAATGAATTTGAATTTACGTTACCTGTCACTAAAAAGAATGTCACTTTTAAGTTTATAACTGTAAAAGATGAAAAAGAGATGAGTCAGACAAGGGAAAAAATGAATAAACATTTTGACGTACCTGTAGAAAATAATGTAACTGCAAACTTAGAACAGTGCATTATGTCAATTGACGGAATTAGAGATAAAAATAAAATTCGTCATTTTGTCCAATACATGCCGGCATTTGATAGCAAGTCTTTAAGAAATTTTATAAAAGAAAATGAGCCCGGAATTAAAATGGAATATGACTTAGTTTGTGATGACTGCACAAGCGTTTCTTCGGTGATAGTTCCGATGTCATCCGAGTTTTTTTGGCCTTCCGAGTAATTATAGAGAAGTATTTTTAGAAGAAGCATTTGCGTTGCAGTTGCACTTGCACATGCAGTATTCAGAAGTCAAAAATCTTCCTGTGCGGTATAGACAGTGGTTTGTCAAAAGGCTAGTAAAGCATTTTCAAAATATGAATGATCATAAGAAGGATGATGAGCCTATTGATATGGGTAATTTTAATAAGTTTGACGATATGATCAAAAAGAAAATGTCATGAAATTTATTTAGCTATATAATTATACTATATGACTAACGGGAATAGATAATGCCACCTCCACCTACACCTACACTTTCACAAAGTGATATTACGCAGGCTTTTAGAGCTGCTTTGACAGATATAGATGGCGCCGGAACCTCTATAGTTACATTACTACAAGGTATAAGTACTGGTGCACCAGGTCAAGGACAAATTGTACCACCTGCTAATCAGAACCAAACCCAGTCCAATCTTCAGAGTCAAACAATCCAAGCCCAATCAACAACGTCAGGCCTATCAACTGTTGTCGACAAGATAACAAGTGGAATAAGCGATGCAGTAAAATCAGTAACTAAAGGAATAGACAGACTTAAAGAACTTGAATCGACAACAGATAAAATGCTAGCACAGTCTCGTGCACTATACGATCCAATTCAGAGGACTTACGGAGGCGTAGCTGATGTTGACAACATAACGAATCAAACTGCGCTTGCTGCACAAAAGCAAATGAAATCGTCGCTAAATACATTTACATCATTTGGCGATGCATTAAAAGATCTGCCAGAAGAACTTAAGACAACAATTCCTGGAACAACGGAGCAGATTAATATTCTTGCACGAGTATTTGAAGATACTAATGAGATGGCTCAAGCAGAGCGTGACTTGACGATGACGTTTTATGATAAATACCAGCTAAGATTTAATGAGATGTCACAGACTCAAACACAACAAGCATCAACGTATGCCAAGGGTATGGGAATCTCTATGGATGAGGTCGGCCAGCTTATGCAGCGCCAGATTCAAAGAACTGGTAAAGCAGGGACTGAGATCTTAGAAAAAGTATCTGCATTTTCTACACAAGTAGCTGCAGCAACGGGTGTTTCTTATAAGCAGATTGTAGATGGTGTCAAGAATATTATGGTAAATGTTGAGACATTTGGAAACGTACAGGAAGATGAAGCAGCCAGGATTGCAGGTACGCTACAACAGTTAGGAACAAGCTATAGATCATTTGGCAATATGGTTAATAAATTTATGTCATTTGATACAGCAGCAGCAGAAATAGGCAAATTGACGTCTGTCTTTGGTGTGCACATGGATGCCATGGAAATGATGCAGCTAGCAAATGAGGATGAAGAGGCATTCTTGCATAGAATACGTGACTCTTTCGACGAGCAGGGTATCGCTATGGAAGATTTAACGAAAGCTCAAAGAAATCTTGTTGCTAGCTCCCTAGGTCTCGAAGCCGGCGAGGTAGAAAACTTTTTTGACAGTGATCTTCTGACTGTTGGTATGGAAGACATGGAGAAAGCTACAGAAGAAGCAGACTTAGGCGCAGCATTTCAAGATATGATTATCAATGCTGACTTTACACGGAAAAGCTTAGCTGACTTGCAAAAAATAGCAGATCAAAGAATAATGCTCCCGCTTGTTGATGAAGCAAAACGTCTTGATGCTGGGTTCCAGAAGGTAAAAAATATCGGTATGGATAAAGTTATGAACGGCATAGGGACTGCATCGGAGGGGGCGGCACTAGCATTTGGAACGCTGACAGGTGTTGTAAACGGTCTTAGTGATAAAACAGCAATGATAGAGCAGTTAAAAGCTGCGGGTGC